GAGAACAACTCTGGTGAGGTTATCTACGTTGAGAACCGTCGTCTCATCACCCGTGCTGAAGACCAGATTGAAGACATCAAACTCGTAATCGAGTTCTGATTCAACTTTTACTCCGCTAAATACTTCAACGATAATTAAAGTATTTGGCGGAGTAACGATGCCACAGAAGACTAATCTTAATGTAGCACCTTATTATGATGATTTTGATGCTGGAAAGAATTTCTATAAAGTTCTCTTCAGACCAGGATATTCTATTCAAACGAGGGAGTTAACCTCCCTCCAGTCTATCCTTCAGAATCAGATTGAGAATTATGGCAAGTTTCTCTTCAAGCAAGGGCAGCAAGTCATCCCAGGTGGTGTTAATTTAAACACCAAACTGGATTATGTTAAGTTATCTTCTGTGTCAGAAGTAGCCGTAAACGAGAACGGCAGAATCGTATATAAGAAATACGACATCAAGCAACTCGTTGGTACTACGGTTAGAGGTATTAACTCAGGTGTCATCGCCAAGATTCTTCAGACTGATTATGGGTCTGATATTCAGTCTGACACACTATTCGTAAAATACGAAAATAGTGGCGATGCTAATAACGAAACTAATTTCCGCCAAGGCGAGACATTAGAAGTTGTAGATGGAGTTAATACACCATTACTGGTTGTTGGAACGGACGGTAGTGCTCTACCTACAAGTATTAACGTAACAGATCCCATCTCTGGAAACACTAGCACTCTCTCTAGTCCAGCGATGGGATTTTCCACTGCGGTTGACGTAGAAGAAGGTGTATACTTTGTCAACGGTTTCTTTGTTAAAAATTCTAAGCAACTATTAGTTGTTGACAAATATTACGATAAAGCATCGGCAAAAGTTGGATTCAGTGTAGAAGAAGAAATTGTCACTGCCCAAGACGATGTTTCTCTATACGATAATGCAAAGGGATATTCGAATGCTTCTGCCCCTGGAGCAAATCGTCTAGCAATTAATTTAACACTATCTTCTTTTGGATATTCTTCTGATACTGACAGAAACTTTATTGAACTACTTAAGATTAAAGAAGGCGTAGTAGAGAAGAAAGTAAAACCAGCTGACTATAGTCTTCTAGAAGAAACATTAGCAAGAAGAACTTACGATGAGTCTGGTGATTATGTTGTAAATGACTTTGATTTTTCTGTTAGAGAATTTTACCAGACAAATAATAACAATGGTGTCTATCAGTTAAGTCAAGAAACTGGTTTGGTAAATGGATACTCCACTTTCGAAGCAGACGGTAAAATGGTTCTTTCCGTCAGTTCTGGAAAGGCATATGTAAAAGGATATGAAATTGTCAATAAAGAGACTAAAGATCTAGAAGTTGAAAAGGGAAGAGATACTCTCACCAGAGATAATATTACTATCAAGTCTGGTGGTCTACCAGAATTTAGCATTACTAATGTTTTCAACTCCGTACCTCTCAATACAGTTGGTGATGTAATCACTGGATATCCAACAGTAACTTTGAATGGAGTCTTTAACGATGGTACAGTTGGCACCAATGGTTTAGGAACACAAACTCAGAAAACTTCTGTCAACAGAAGATCTGAGACCTTTACTGTAGCACAAGGTATTAAGACAATCTATGTTAAGGTAGAAGGTGTATTCCCATCTACCCTTTCAGAAATTCCAGACAGAATTTATTTTGTCACTGAAAGAGGCAATAGCACAGTTGATGGCAAATTTGCTGATGTTTTGTCTAAGAGTATTGTAAGTCGTGTACAAGTAGACCCAAGTACAGATGCTCAATTCTTAGAGTTAACTATTGTTGGAGACAGAGCTATTCTAGACGAATACTTAGTCGAGTATGATCTAGGTCCAGCAGATAGATTGAGATTTATCTATTCAACACAAGGAACCATGGAGACAGAAAGTGCTCCCTATGGAACCATTGTTGATTATAACGAAAGTATTACCCCAGTTATTGGACTAGCAAAACCAAAGAACTTCAGACTCATTAACAGAGGTGCTGGATTTAATCAGGATACTGACATCGTTCTTTCTAGAGGAAGAGTTGGAAATACTCAACCATATAATGCTACCTTTGGTTTCTCGTATTTCAATCCAACCTTCTTTACTCGTCTCTTGTTAGAAGCTCCTATTGGAAACGGAACTTTCTCTACAGGAAAGTATGTTTATGGTAAGGACAGTAAGGCATACGGTGTTATCGAAAATGATGCTACTGCCAATTTTACGTCTAAGAAAAAGTTATTTGTAACTACTCTTTATGGAGAATTTATTCCAGGCGAAACTATTTTAGACGAAGATAATAACACTAATAGAATTGCTAAGAATAATACAATTTCACACTTTATTGTGACCAACCGAGGTGGTGGATATACCACTGGTGTCAGTATGGTTATCAATGGAGTTACCTATGATCAGTCCAAGATTTCTATGGAAACCTATGGTTCTGAAATTACAGGCGGTGCTTTTGTATACTCAGCTGGTATCAAAGATAATAAGTTACGTAATCTAGAGTTTTTCAATCCCCCAGTTATTTCTACTAACGAAGATAGCAATACAGATGTAAATCCTGCTACTATCGTACCTGTCCTTTATAGAGATACTGTATTTACATACGTTCCACAAAATGTAAAGTCTTTCGGATCTACTTACAACAACTATAAATTCTCTGCTGACATTGATGTATCTTCTAGTCAATATGCTACCTTTGATCAAGTAAGCGCATTTACTTTCTTTGGTTATAAGGGAAGAAAGTATGTTGAATGTAATGGATTTGGTGCCGACCTATCTGGTTTCTTGGTACAAGGTGACATCGTTCAGTTTAGTGGAGAAAATAATGAAACTATTAAAGCTGTTGTACAATATGTAACCGATACACAGGGTATTGAAAAACCAAGAATCTATCTAGATGTTTCCCTACCACAAAATGTTGTTAATGCCACTGTAATCAGACTACGCCCTAGACTTAATAATGCTACAGCAACACTCGTCTTCCCAACTGGAAGTAAGCAAGTTGCTTCTGTTATTAATGACGAGTCTGATACTAAGTTTAAGTATTACATCAGAAAAGATTTTGTTACTGAACTATCTTCTCCTGGTTCTGGTTTAACCTTTACTGCCCAATTGCCAGTCGGAACTCAAAGATTTGTAGGATTTGATGAGAAGAATTTTGTTATTACTATTTTGGATAAAGGATCTTCTCCTCTTGTCGAGAATGGAGATATTGTTTTTATTGACTCCAAATACATCGATATCTCAGAATCTATTGTTACCGCTAGTACAGTAACTGCTGGTGCTTTAAGAATAAAAGATCTTCCAGCATCTTATTTTGGAGTTATTCCTGATGGTGGCACATATCCAACTCTAAAACTTACTGCTACTGTAGAAATTGGTAGAGCTAGACCAAGACTCAAGACTGCTATTAAAGACAAGAGAGTTATTGTTATTTCTTCTGGCGATAGAGTAATTCCTATTAGAGGTCAAGATTATGATTCCGATGCTATCGAAACATTCTCTTATTCCGATGTATACAAACTTAAGAAAGTATACGAAGGAACTTCAACCAACCCACCAGCAATTGATAAGTCTGGCAACCTAGTTAGTGGTACTGATATCACTTACAAATTCAACTTTGATGATGGTCAGCGTGACACATATTATGATGTATCTAGAATTATCCTCAAACCAGGAGTAGATGCTCCCACTGGTCAGATTGTTGTTGTCTTCGATTACTTTGACCACTCTACTGGAGATTTCTGTACGGTAGATTCCTACACACATGAAGCTGGAGTTCCATCCAATGAAATTCCATTATTTAACTCCGATATAAGCGGTGTTGTTCCTCTCAGGGATTGTATTGATTTCAGACCAAAAGTAGATAAGAATACATCTATTACAGGATTCCAAGATGAGTCTGTAGTTTCCAAATATGATTCTACTGATTACATTAGTTTTGTTGGTGAGGGTGGTGTAGCAGCAGCAACTCCATCTCCAGTGAAAGATTCTGCTAATATTTCTTACACAATGACATTTAGTGAGAAGCAGTATCTTGATCGTATTGATGGACTATTCTTGACTAAGAAAGGAGACTTTACCATCAAGAAAGGTAACTCTTCTTTGAATCCAGCAAAACCAGAACCCATCGAAGATGCTGTAGCTCTTTGCTATCTACACATCCCTGCTTATACAAATAGCAGCAGAGACGTTAGAGTTGTTCCTGTGGATAACAAGCGTTATACCATGAAGGATATCGGCAAACTAGAGAAGCGTATTGAGCGTCTTGAGTATTACACCACGCTAAGCATCCTAGAGCAGCAAACTCAAAACATGCAAGTCAAGGATGATCTTGGTTTGGAAAAAACCAAGAGTGGTTTCTTAGTTGATAATTTCGAATCTCATGGTACTGGCAATCTTAAGTCTATTGACTATAAGTGTGCTATCGATACACAACAGTCAGTTCTAAGAGCACAAACTAAAGAAGATAGTCTCAGACTGGTAGAAGTTAATACTAGAGAGGACCAGAGACAAGCAGATGGATATGTTATCAACGATAATGTTATTACTCTCCCATTCACAGAAGTTGAGTTGCTTGGCAACAAGAACGCCACAACTACTATCAATCCAAATCCATTTGTTGTAATTCAATATGTTGGAGATTCTCATATTAGTCCCCAACACGATTCTTGGTATGACCAGTCTTCAATTCCGCTAGTATCAGATTCCAATACAAAAATTAATTCTATTTTCTTGGCAAAAGAGGGTAATGTAAACGATGCTTACTCTAGCGTCTACAACTCTTTCATCGTAAATTGGATTGGAACAGATCAAGCTTTTGGAAACATCGAATCTTTCTCCAATATCAATAGTGAAGACATCGAATCTACTGTTACGGCAGCAAAGATTTCTAGCTCTTCAAATGTAAGTCCTCAGAATAATGAGATTGGAAAAGGTATTGCTACTAAGAATGTTGGTGGTAAGACTGTCGCCAGTTCTCTAACATTCTTTGCTAGATCTATTCCAATTGAGTTTACTGTCAATAGACTGAAACCAAACACTAAAGTGTATGTCTTTATGGAAGGTAAAGACGTTGGTGCCTGGTGTGCCCCTGACAGTCGTTTTACTGGAATTGCTGGAAATAGTGTAGGAACCTTCGGAGCGCCTCTTGTAACCGATTCTAACGGCAATCTGAGTGGCATTTTACTCGTACCAGCTGGAGCTCCACCAGTTTCTAATGCTGTTTGGACAGGAAACGTTGATACTGTGAACTACAATGAGGGAGCAGAAGAACTTAGAATCACAACAGGTGAAAAAACCATCAGATTTACTTCTGGAGCGCAAAGGCGCTCATTGGGAAAGGGATCATTAGCTGGCAATCACATCGAGCAGTTGAAGCCGAAGAGTTCTGGGGGCTCGCTTGCGAGACGGCATCCAAAGTTTCGGCTTACGCACGAAAGCAGGAGAAAAGGAACACTGCATTGTGTCGAAAGGATTCTTCAGTAACACCCTTATGAATTCACCCAACTCTTACATGACGACATGAAGAACGACCTGAGTATTTGAATCAAATCAATCAGTGCGTATCACTGCGTCGCGATTCCTGCGGAGCACTGCTCTGCGCGAGGGTTTCGATGAACTTTTTGACTTCCTGATCACTCATTCCTGAATCAGCTTGGAGCTTTTCCCGCAACTGGGTCTCCAACTGTTTACGTTGCTTCTGCC